GGTCTTGGTGAGAACGAGACCCATAGCGCGAGCGATGAGACTGTACACGAGGAAGAACACGAGCGCGTGGAACATAACCGCCATATGACTGGTCTTTCCGTTGCGGAAAGCGAGCTTCTTACCGTCGGTGGTCAGAAGAACACCTGGGCTGAGTGCGAGAAAAAGGGCGGCTGGTATAGCAACTTTGTTAGAGGTGATATCGGGGAGCATTTAATATATGCACATATAATTTTTAACATAGTCAACAAAATGGTAGAATGTAGCACCCCTCATCATCTCCTCGTGAAGATCATTACAGTGTATAACTCTTCTGAGAGATTTCCAGATGTGATGAAGATTTTCATCATATTCACACATAACACCTTCCTGGTAAGTATAGTGCTCCTCGTAACAAAACTCAACAAAGTCACAAAACTCTCCTGTATGTTCAATGCGGGCGTCATGTGTAAGTGTATTAATCATACCCCACATATACCATAATTCATCTGAGTATTGGACTTCCCAGTCTTCAATATTCAGAGGAGTATTATCATAATTTTCGTCATCATCACTGGCGTGAGATGTATCAAACCCAGTGGTAGCTTCGTATACGTACTGACTCCAAACCATAGTTATTACTTATCTTCTTTCTCGGATTTTTCTTTTATACCAGTTAATGAGAGCGAAGTTGTTTCCTTCGTTTTAAGACCATCCTTAATCGCGTTTAAAGCACCTTCAACTTTAGCTTCATCACCACCAAAGAACGTGTGAAGTCCACCCCTAACGGCATCTTTACTCATTCCAGATTTACGTACCGACTTACGTATACTAATTTTACCCTTCCTGAGGTTAATGGTATCAATACCTTGATCAATCATATGTTTCTTGACTGATTCCTTCAATCGCTTCTCTTCTTGGTTGAGGATTTTGATATCAGATTTTGCTTCAGAAAGTTGTTTAGAGAGATCTACAAGTTTAGAGACACTCTCAGATAATTCGTTTGCTACTGACATATTTATATATAAAAATACACATCTAATCTTTAAGTGCTAGTTAACAGAGACCGCGCTGCATCATATCGGGGACGATAGTAGAGTTGTTCCAGACGAAGGGATCCTTGGGGTTAGGGGGATCGGATCGGATCTGTTGATTGGCATTGCGGAGGGCACCACCGACAGTCTCGGGGAAACCAATCTGGGAACGGGGCTCGAGGAAGTTCTGGCCAGCGAGAATGTCTTCTGGGGCAAACTCACCGAAGTCCTCCGCAGAGGCAACTTCACGGGGGAGAAGGGAAGACGCGAGTCCAACACCCTTATCCATACCACAACCATTAGCAGCCGCGGGACCCCCGGCGGTTGGGCCATTAGAAGGCGCCATTTGAATGGCACTGTACTCACGCTCCTTAATAGAATATTCTGATTTGTTGTTCATAGTGAAGAGTAAATAGACCAACACGGCAACCGCGGCAATCATCAAGATGTTTTGGGTACGTCCCTTCTTCATTATGTTTTATATTAGGTTAACAATTTTTTTATTGCTCGTCATCAACAAAAGCACATTCTTCTGGATAAGTATCAAGGATCGGATCTGGATGGACCCTCACCTGGACAACATTCCATGAGGAACCGAAAGATTTTTTGGCAAACCAGAGACCATAAAATTCAAGAATCACGTCGCACACCTTACCTGGTTTAACAATATCAAAATTAACCTCTTGATTATCAGACATGAAAACTTTGGTAACCTCAATACGCTCGCCTGTAACCTGACCATCAGCGACGCTGGCGGTGTATGCACCCTCAACAACTTTATCGGAAAGCTTCTTACCGAACCAAGTTTCAGCATTCTCAACAGCGGCAGCCAGATTTTGCTCATCAATAGCTTGAATTTTAGCAGTGTTCGAGTCGGATGTGAGATCCATCACAATATCCCCTGATACATCAGTGATTTTCACCCCGTTCAATTGAACAAAACACTTACGCTTGGTATCGTTAAGGACCTTCACGAAGTAGAGTCCATCATCACCTTTAGCTGGGGCGTTGTAAAGCATTTATATGTAGTTTAGGTTTCATTTCTTTAAACCAACAAATGGTATAGCCCCCGACTTATTTAAGATATTTTTGGGGACCCATACATTTCGCCTGGGATTGTAACCATATAAGGTGTTTGTGAAGTTGGGATTGTTTGGTAGTTTCTTTGCATTTTCGGGTCTCAAATTGAACTCATTTTTCACGTAAGAGTTGTTCGTGACGGTTTTCCACTTCAGATTTTTGAGATTAAGACGTTTGTTTCCTGAAGATTTCTTGTAACCATTTACATTGGTATTCTTCGTGACAGGTTTCAACCCGTGAACTATTTGTTTAGATAACTTATCCTCTGATGGTTTGGTTGTAAAGTTCTTGTACTTGAATGGATCCACACGTGCAGCCTGGGTTATAGAGACGCGTCCATTTTTATTTGAAGCTGGCACACCTCTCTTAGTAATAAATGGTTTTATACGTTTGAAGATGTCATCAATATCGTTACTTGTACTGATATTCTTATTGATGAGTTGTGCAAGTTTTACAAGACGCTGACGATCTTTCTCCTTCTTATCTGGGCGAAGATTGAGTTTACTCATCAGATAGATGTCTTCAATCAAAAACTCCTTACTGGCTACATACACTTTGTTATTTCTGACTAACTTACCCGTGTTTTGGTTCTTATATGTTATACCCTTACGCCTAGTGAGAACAACTTCGTAGCCAAATTCTTTGGGTCTCATGAAGGGGATATCGAGGATACCCCCAAGGGTCACATTATCAATTTTACCACTACTGGGTAAAAAGAATCTCGTTTTCAAATCAAGGGTAAATAATTCCACATCAATGAAAACATCCCCCTTTTGGGGGTCATTTCCAAGACTGGATTTTTTCTTCTTTATGAGGGTGTACCTACGTGTGACAGACGGACCTGTGGGTGGTATACTGAGACCCAAAAACTTGAAGAGTTTGGGGTTTTTTGTCTTCATCACAGTAAATCGCTTTCTGACACGAGTGTTTAACTTTTTAGCTGTTTCACCCAATTTGTCCCAAAGAATTAACTTGGTTGCTTGAAGTTTTCCGAAAAACTTTGGATCTACATTCATCCGTGGGACAAACTTCGCGTCAATATCTGTGGTGATGATGCGATTGTTGTACTCAGTGTATAGGTTGAAGGCTTCACCACCACTCACAACGAGATCACCCATATTCTTCATGTGTTCTGAAAGTTCACCAATAGTTTCCAATATGATATCCCTCAAAGAGTTTGTAACTAAAAGATACACAATTTTATCGAAATCCTTCTTGCTATACATACTGTGAACGCGATTCCTAAATTTCCCGAGGTCTCTCTGTTCATTCCTATCGTAATACTTTTTCAATTTGGCATCTTTGAAAAGTAAATTTTCATCCATGAATTTTTTGATAGCGGCTTCTGGATAAATATCTGTGTCCATTATTATATTCTTACATAATAATATGGTCTGCAGTATAATAGATGAATGCCGATGCTTCGCATATGACGATGTAGTAAACCCCAAAAAGACACAATTCTGTGGAGTTAGACGTGGTCCACGCGTGGCGTTATGTCCAGAAAGTACATGTTGTGCTGGTGGTTGTCCAGGTCAGGTAGCCGGTTTATCACCCAGAGAACCGTTTAGTATCATAGAACGCCCATCGTCATCATCAGAGTTTAGTCCCAAATTTTACATGTTAGTGTTACTCCTCCTACTATCAATACTGTTTCTTACGTATCTTACTTAAAGATTACCATAGTAATAAATATATAATGTCTCTTGAAACCATTGAAACCGAAATTGCCGCTCTCCGTGCTGATGTTAAATCCCTCACCAAGATTGTCCGCAAAGTGAAGAACACTCAAGAGGATCCTGATGGTGAGAAGGCCAAGGCCCGCGCCGCCAACAACGGCTTCAACCGTAAGCAGGAAATCACACCTAAGTTGCGTGAGTTCCTCGGTCTTCCCGAAGGTGAGCTGATCTCCCGATCGGAGGTTACCAAGTTCATCAATAAGTATATCACTGAAAAGGGTCTCAAGCATCCCGACAACGGTCGTCAACTCATCCTTGACGACAAGCTCAAGGAACTCCTCAAGCCTCCCGCTGACGTCATTGTGACTTACCTTAACTTGCAGAAGTACCTCTCTCCTCACTACGTGAAGAAGGAACCTGTAAAGGCTTAAAAATATAACACAATAACTTAATAAAACCCAATATGTTTGTTACAAAAGAACAAGTTGAAGAACTTATTGGTACAAAAATCAAAGATC